AGCTGGTTCTCACCTGCTGGTTTCAATAGAGGTGTAGTACGAGGCGCTGTTAAACTTGCATTTAATCCTACAAAAACACAAAGAGATGAGTTATATCCAAAAAGAATTAATCCAGTAGCGACTTTCCCAGGTCAAGGTACTGTATTATTCGGTGATAGAACTGGCTTAGCAACTCCAAGTGCTTTTGATAGAATCAATGTAAGAAGATTGTTCATCACTTTAGAAAAGGCAATCTCAACTGCTTCTAAGTTTCAATTGTTTGAATTCAATGATGAGTTTACAAGAGCAAACTTTAGAAACATTGTAGAACCTTTCCTAAGAGAAGTACAAGGTCGTAGAGGTATTACAGACTTCTTAGTAGTCTGTGATGAAACTAACAATACAGGTGATGTAATTGATAGAAATGAATTCAAAGCAGAGATTTTTGTAAAACCTGCTAGAAGCATTAACTTCATTACACTTTCATTTGTAGCAACTAGAACTGGCGTTTCGTTTGACGAAGTAGCAGGTTAAGGTAGAGGAGAAAAAAAATGGCAAACATTAACGACTTCAAAGCTAAACTTGCTGGCGGTGGCGCTAGAAGTAACCAGTTTAAGGTAACTATGCCTTTTCCAGGTTATGCACAAGTTGGTGGAGAAACTGAAGACTTAGCATTTTTATGTAGAAGTACAACATTACCAGCAATGAATGTTGGTGTGGTAGAAGTACCATTTAGAGGCAGAAAAATCTACATTGGCGGTGATAGAACATTTGATGAATGGTCTATCCAGGTTCTTAACGATACAAACTTTAAGTTAAGAAACGCTTTTGAAAGATGGCAAAATGGTATCAATAATATGTCAGATAACGAAGGATTAACAAATCCTGTTGATTATCAAGTTGACGCATTTATTGACCACTTAGACAGAAATGGAAACACAATTAAATCATACACTTTAAGAGGTGCGTTTCCAACTGGTATTAGTGATATTGCATTGAACTATGACGAGCAAGCGGCTATCGAGGAATTCGGTGTCACTTTCCGTTATCAATACTTTGAAAGTAACACTACCACTTAATTTTTAAGCGGATAAGTATTACTAACAAAAGAGGAAAATATAATGGCTGAATTATTTGGATTTTCTATAACACGACTTAAAAAACAGTCGGATCCAAAACAAAGCTTCACAGTAGCTCCAGCGGACGATGGTACACAAACTATCGCCGCTGGCGGCTATTTTGGCCAGTACCTTGATATGGAAGGTACTGCTAAAACTGAAGCAGATTTAATCCGAAGATATAGAGAAATTTCATTACATCCAGAGTGCGACTTGGCAATTGAGGATATTGTCAACGAAGCAATTGTAGCTAATGAAAACAAAGAGGCTGTAAGAGTAAATGTAAATAATTTACCTTATGGTAAAGATGTTAGAAGAAAAATTGAAGATGAATTTAAAGAAGTATTAAGGTTAATGAACTTTAATACAAAGGGACATGACATTTTTAGAAGATGGTATGTTGACGGTAGAATTTTTTATCAAAAGATTATTGATAGAAATGCTACGACAAAAGGTATCACAGAATTACAATATCTTGACCCTCGTAAAATTAAAAGAATTAGAGAAGTAAGAAAGAAAAGACCTGAAGGAGTTACAGGTCCTAATATGCTTACAGTAGTTGATGAGTTTGTTGAATATTATCTATTCAATGAAAAAGGTGTAATCAACTCTACATCTGGTGGTATTAAGATTGCACCAGATACAATTGCTTATTGTCCATCAGGATTAGTTGACCAAACTAAAAACATGGTCCTATCTTATATGCACAAAGCAATTAAGCCTGTCAATCAGTTAAGAATGATTGAAGACGCAACTGTTATTTACAGAATTGCAAGGGCACCTGAAAGAAGAATATTTAAGATTGATGTAGGTAATTTACCGAAAGTAAAAGCTGAACAATATCTAAGAGATGTTATGGCAAGATACAGAAACAAACTTGTTTATGACGCCTCAACAGGAGAAATCAGAGATGACAGAAACTATATGTCAATGTTGGAAGACTTTTGGTTACCAAGTAGAGAGGGTGGAAGAGGTACTGATATTTCAACTCTGCCTGGCGGTCAAAATCTTGGAGAGATTGCCGATATAGAATACTTTAGAAGTAAACTGTATCGAAGTTTAAATGTACCAGTAAGTAGATTAGAAAGTAACTCTGGTTTTAATCTTGGTAGAGCAAGTGAAATTACTAGAGATGAACTTAAATTTACAAAGTTTGTACAAAGATTAAGAAAGAAATTTACTGAATTATTTAATGACATTTTAAGAACACAATTAATTCTTAAAGGCATTATTAATGAAGAAGATTGGCAAAGTGTAAGAGATAGTATCACATATGATTTCTTACAAGATGGCCATTTTGCTGAATTAAAAAACACCGAGCTAATGAGAGAACGATTACAGTTAGCAAATGAAATGCGTGATTACATTGGTAAGTTTTATTCAGTTGAATATGTGAGAAAAAACATACTGAAACAAAACGAGAGAGAGATTGAAGATATTGATAATCAAATTAAGAAAGAAATTGATGACGGTATCATATCAGCTCCTACAAGTGATGTTTCAGATACAATTTAGGAGATAAATTATGTCGGAACATACAAAAGCATTTATTGATAATTTAGAAGCTGGCAATAATGCAGACGCAGGCGAAGCTTTTAAACAAGCATTAAGAGATAAAATGGGTGACGCCTTAGACGCAAAGAGGCAAGAACTAGCAGGTAATTTGTTTAATGGAAAAGTTGAAGCAGAACCTATTAGTGACCCTAAACCTGAAATTGCTGAACCTGGTACTTTCACACAAGACGGTCAAGTACAGACACGAGCAAATGATGGTCAAGCTGAGATAGAGATTGCAGGTAATGGCGAAACTGAAGCTCAGTAATATTGTCGAAAGAGATTTATATATCGACTCGGATTCTTTTAGAACACTAAGTCCTAAAATGAAAGACGCAGTAAGAGAAGTCTTTGAAAGTATCAAAGATAACACAGACGATATTATAAAAAGTTTTGAAGGTGCCGTAGATAAGGTTGCCGAAAAATATAATATTAATACTAAACTATTTGATGATTACTTTGATAAAGAATTAGAAGAACAATTAGGAGATTAAAATGGCACAGACTTTTATAGTTAAAGGAGATGTTGTTACTAATCCAAGTGCTAATACTTTTGGCAACGCTCACTTTGTTAGAATTACTGCTACAGCTGATGTTACAGGTACAGTATTAGATACAGATGACACACAATTAGGTCAATTCTACTTGGAAGATGGCGACACAATAATTATAGAAAAAGGCACTACTGACAAGATTACTTGCGGAACTTCAAAAGCAAGTGCTGTTGGTTCGCCTAGAGGTTAATAATGACAATCACTACCACTAAGTTAGTTGATGATAACTTTAAAATTATTGTAAACTCAAACGGTGTGGGTGGTGAGTTTCAACAAAAACTTGTTGATGTTGTCAATAGTAATAATGCAAGTAGTGAACCTAAAGTTTCAATTGCAAATATGCAGTATGAGATTCTAGGCACAGGTAATGTAACAGTTTATTTTAAAAACGACACTACCAAAAAAGTAATTATATCTGGTCGAGGTAATTATGGACTTAAACCAGATGAAATAAAAGTTAAAGACGCAATAGGCGATATATTTTTAAATAGTGATGATACAGTTACAAAATATAATCTTGTAATTGAAACTCACAAAGAAGCGGGATACAAGTAATGGCAGATACAGTAACAACACAAACAATAGCAGATACATCTGGTGTTAAATTCGTTGTCAAAATGACTAACTTATCAGACGGTACTGGTGAAACTTTAGTCAAAAAAGTTGACGCTTCAGAGTTGACTTTTATGAGTGAAGACGGCAATAGAAAGATTAGTAAGATTTGGTACTCAATTAATACTGCTAATAATAAGTCAGCTGTTGAGTTATTATGGGACGGTGCTACAAATGCAACAGCAACATTATTATCAGGAAATGGTTATTGGGATTTAAGACCAGCTGGTAATGAGATACCTAACAACGCAACAACACCAACGGGAGATGTACTATTATCAACAAAAAACTTTGCAAGTGGTGATAATTACACAATAATTGTAGAGTTTAGGTAAAAAACCTTATAAATAGTTAGTACAAAGAGAGAACACATGAAGTTAATATCGGAAGAAATTCAAGACGCACAATACCTAGTTGAAGAAACTAACGGTAAAAAATCTTATAAAATTAAAGGTATCTTTCTTCAATCAGATTTGAAGAATAGAAATGGAAGAGTGTATCCAAAGCAAGTTTTGGAACAGGAAGTGAGCAGATACAATAGAGAATTCATCAATAAAAAACGAGCATTCGGTGAGTTAGGCCATCCAGATGGTCCAACTGTAAACTTAGAGAGAGTATCACACATGATTACTTCTTTAACACCAGACGGTAAGAATTTTATTGGAGAAGCAAAGATTATGGACACACCATACGGTAAGATTGTAAAAGGTCTTATTGACGAAGGCGCTCAGTTAGGCGTATCTAGTCGTGGTATGGGGTCGATAATTCAGCGAAACGGTGCAAACTATGTAAAAGATGACTTTTACCTTGCAACGGCAGCTGACATTGTTGCTGACCCAAGCGCTCCAGACGCTTTCGTAGAAGGCATTATGGAAAGTAAAGAGTGGGTTTGGGACAATGGTAAACTTGTTGAAAAGGATATTGAAGCCTGGAAACAAGAAATAAGAGAAGCGAAACAAAGAAAGTTAGATGAAGTTAAACTAAAAGTCTTTGAATCGTTTCTTGGAAAACTTTAGTTTTATAAATAATAACAGTACGAAAAACAAAGGTTTTTTAATTAATTAAAAAAAAGAGGAGATTTCTCAAATGGCCGAAACAGAAACAAAGATTGAGGCGTTGGAAAAAGAAGTGACTGAAGCGAGTGCTAACCCACAAGCTGACGCTCCGAAAAAGAATGCTGTAGCGGCTGAACCTACTCACCTTAGCAATGAGGCGGAAGATTTAGGGTCAGCGGTAACAAAACCTACAGACTCTAATCCTGACGCAACAAAAAAAGTTAAGGAAGTTTCTGGTGACCCTCAACAAAAAAGTGCTGGTGCTGCTGACGCAATGCCAAAACTAAAAGAGGAAGAAGCAGAAGCTGAAGGTTCTGAGGAAATCAATGAAGCGTCTAAAGACGAAGACGAGAAGAAAGAAATGGCACATGACTCTGAGAAGAAAAAAGAGAAAGAGCCAATGAAAGCTTCTTATCATAAAGAAGAAACTGAAGATGAAACTATTGATGTTTCAGCTGATGTTGACGCTTTAGTCAAAGACGAAGATTTGTCCGAAGAATTTAAGTCGAAGGCTGCAACTATTTTTGAAGCTGCTGTTAACTCAAAAGTTAAAGAAGCGAAAAAGAAAATGCACGCTGGATACGAAGAAAAATTAAAAGAAGAATCAGAAAAAGCTAAAGGCGAACTCGTAGAAAAAGTTGACTCTTACCTAGCATATGTTGTGGAAGAGTGGATGAAAGAAAACGAACTGGCTTTAGAAAGAGGAATCAAAGGCGAAATCGCTGAAGATTTTATTTCTGGTTTGAAAAAACTATTTGAAGAACATTATATTTCAGTTCCAGACGAAAAATATGATGTACTAGAAGACCAAGCTTCTAAAATTGAATCGTTAGAAAATAAACTTAACGAGGAAATTCAAAAGAATGTTGACTTAACTAAAGCAAATTCAGAAAAGACTAGAACTCAAATCGTTAGCGAAATGGGTGAAGACTTAGCTGATACTGCTAAGGAGAAATTCAACAAACTTGCTGAAGAGGTTGAATATACAAATGAGGAAGATTTCAGAGCAAAAGTATCTACTATTAAAGAGAGTTACTTTGGTGCAAAGAAAGAAGCTTCATCTGACATTGATGATGTAGCGGTTGGTGAATCAACTGAAAATGTAGATTTATCAAAAAGCATGGCTGCTTATACCGCCGCTATTACAAAAACAAAAGACATTAAGTTGTCAAAATAAATCTAATAGAGGAGAGATAAAGATATGTACTTATCTGAAACCCACGAAAAAAAATGGCAGCCAGTCCTAGAGCACGCTGATTTACCAAAAATCAACGACTCTTACAGACGAGCTGTTACTGCTACAATCTTGGAAAACCAAGAGCGTGCAATGAAAGAGGACGCTGCTTTCTTATCAGAAGCTGCTCCAACTAACTCGACTGGCGCTTCTATTTCAAATTGGGATCCAATCCTAATTTCGTTAGTAAGAAGAGCTATGCCGAACTTAATCGCATACGATATTGCTGGTGTACAACCAATGACTGGTCCAACTGGCCTTATCTTTGCAATGAGAAGCAGATTTGACTCTCAGTCTGGTACTGAAGCGTTATTTGATGAAGCAGATTCAGATTTCTCTGGTAGAAACAAAGCTGGTTCATCAGTAGATGGTTTCTCATCAACTGCTCATTCAGGAACAAATCCTGAAGTTCTTAACGACTCACCTGCTGGAACATACACAACTGGTACAGCAATGACTACAGCAGCTGCTGAAGCATTAGGTGATGACAGCGGTAATTCATTTGCTGAAATGGCATTCTCAATTGAGAAATCAACTGTGACTGCTAAGTCAAGAGCTCTTAAAGCAGAATACACAATGGAACTTGCTCAAGACCTTAAAGCAATCCATGGTTTAGACGCAGAAACAGAATTAGCAAACATTCTATCTGCTGAAATTCTTGCTGAAATTAACAGAGAAGTTGTTAGAACAATCTACATCAAC